GGTGAAAGAAATTATCGCAGGCGTTGCCTTCACAGTCATTGTAGCAATTGTCGCCATCGCAATGCTCTCCCTTTAATCAATGGCAATTAATGGGAGTTGACATCAAACCCCGATTCGTCGGGGTTTTTTTATCACAAGAACGACAGCCCTTTTTTTTAATTTAATTTTGCATTATATGAAAATTAAAGGAGGGCCGCATCATGGCGAAAAAAACAACCAAGAAACAACCAGCCAAAAAATCTGTCGGTAGGCCAAAGTTTGAAATCACAGAAGAAGTGATGTCAGAGGTTAAAACCCTTGCGGGGCAGGGATTGACTGTCGAACAAATCGCATCTTGCTTGGGAATTTCACCCGCCACCTTCTACAATAGGCAGGCCGAAAACTTAGAGTTTATGGAGACTATAAAAAAGGGAAAGGCAATTGCCCTGTCAAAAGTCACCAATGCCCTGTTTGAAAATGCTGTGGTCGAGCGGGATAATGTCGCCATCATTTACTACCTAAACAACAGAGACAAAGAAAACTGGTCGAACAAGCATGAGGTCGCAACCACTGTCGAGCATACAAATGTCATAGATTTAACAAGGATGAGCGATGACCAACTCAGCGCAATTGCATCAGCTTTTAAGCAAGCTGACACTGGAGCAAGTTCAAGCGGAGCGTTACCGCAGATCATTGAGGGAGTTTACGAAAGCGCATGGCCGACGATTGAACCGGGCGTCAGACTTCCAAAACAATTGGCACCTAGATGCAATCAGCGATCACCTCCAAGCAGTGGTCGAAGGCGACATCAAACGCCTGATCATCAAACGTGCCGCCACGCCACATGAAATCCATTCAGCGTGGCCGTGGCGCTGCCAGCGTGGACGTGGGCACACCAACCCTCACAAGAAGTTTCTCTACGCCTCCTATGCGCTCTTCCCTGTCCATCAGGGACAGCACCAAGTGTCGCCGGCTGATCGATAGCCCGTGGTACAGGCGCACTTCGGTGACAAGTTTAAGCTGACCGACGATCAAAACCAGAAGCAGCGGTTTGAGAATGATCACACAGGCTATAGGATCGCCACCAGTGTTGGCGGCGCTTTGACCGGAGACGGGGGAGACGTTATCTGCATTGATGACCCCCACAATTCGATAGAAGCCGACAGCAGCGCCGTCAGGGAGGGTGTGCTGGAGTGGTGGGATCAGGCCATGCAGACGCGCCTTAACGATCCAAAGACGGGCGCGTTTGTCATCATCATGCAAAGACTGCACGAACAAGACCTCACGGGCCATATACTCGCAAATGAGCTAGGCAATGAGTGGGATCACCTGTGCCTTCCTGCCAGATATGAGATCGGCCATCCCACGCCCAACAGATCAACTCTTGGCTTCACAGACCCCCGCACAGAAGAGGGGGAGCTTCTGTGGCCCGATAGGATGGACGAGAAGACCCTGACTACCCTAGAGCGGTCTCTCGGCTCCTACGCAGCCGCAGGGCAGCTACAGCAGCGGCCAAGCCCCAAGGGCGGTGGTATCCTCAAGTCAAGCTGGTGGGTGCCGTGGGAAAAGGAAAATTTACCCGACAATATCGAATATGTAATTCAATCTTGGGACACAGCCTTTGAAACAAAGGAAAGCTCCAGCTTCAGCGCCAGAACAACTTGGGGCGTATTCAAGTATCAAGGATACGACTGCGCCATCGTGCTAGAGGCGTGGTACGATAAAGTTAACTACCCACAGCTACGCAAGCTGGCGCAGGAGGCATACGATGACTGGGAGCCAGACGCAGTTTTGATAGAGAAGAAGGCTTCGGGAAGCAGCTTGCTGCATGATTTGAGGCAGGCAGGGGTGCCAGTGCTGGCGTACAGCCCAGACCGAGACAAAGAAGCTCGCGCACACGCCGCATCTGCCCTGCTGGAAGACGGCAGAATATTCTATCCCAAGCGCAAATGGGCCGAAGATTTGATCTCAATATGTGCCGCCTTCCCCGCTCACCCAAATGATGATATCGTTGACACTTGCACCCAAGCATGGCTAAGACTGAGAAAAGGATGGTTCTTAGGCCACACTGAAGACCCCGACGAGGACGATTATCAAGAACCGCAAAGGATAACTCTCTATGGCTGATCCAAATGTAATCCCGTTTGCCGAAGGCGCACCCGCAGATGACCTGATGGTCGAGACCCTCCCAGACGGTGACGTGCTAATCGGTGATCCAGAGCTTGACGTAATCGAAGAAAGCGACAACGGCTTTGACGCAAATCTCGCAGAAGAGATCGACGCACGGGAGCTATCGGCAAAAGGCGCAGAGCTTGTATCGTATTACGAAAACGATGAAGCGGCCAGAGACGAGTGGAAAACACGCTACAAGGCAGGGTTGCGTACCTTAGACCCAGACGGAGGCTTAGATGAAAGCGAAGACGAGAGGGCCACCCGTGGCCTGTCTATCGTTGTTCACCCCCTAATCGCAGAAGCGGCAACGCAATTCAATGCCAAGGCCATTGCAGAACTTTACCCGTCAGGTGGCCCAATCAAGACGGTCATCATTGGTCAGCCAGACGAGGAAATCGAAGAGCAGGGCCGCAGGGTCAGAGAATTTATGAATTATCAGATCACAGAGGAAATGCCCGAATACTTTCCCGATCTGGATCAAATGCTGTTTCACCTACCGCTGGTCGGCCAGACGTTCAAAAAGGTTTGGTGGGACGTAAACCTCGACAGGCAATGCAGCCAGTTCGTCAAGGCAGAAGACTTTTGCGTGGCTCCAGAGAGCAAAGACCTCTACACATCCCCACGCTATACTCACCTCATCAGAATGCCGAAGAACGACTACAATCGCTATGTTCAAAACGGCTACTACCTCCAGACCAGCGATGCAGGCAGCGATGATGTCGATCCAGCCGACAGCGTTATTGGCGAAATCGAAGGCGTTGATGAATACGACGATAGCAACGATGACATAATCACACTGCTGGAGATGCACGTCTATGATTTGTTCGACGGCATTGATGGCGAAGAAATGGATGAAGAGGATGAGGACGATAATGCTGTCGCCCTGCCCTATGTCATTACCATTGATTACGACAATCAAAAGATCGTGTCGGTCAGGCGCAATTGGCGCGAAGACGATGAAATGAAAAAACGCCGTGACTGGTTTGTGAGCTACAAGTTCTTGCCGGGTTTAGGATTTTACGGCTTTGGCCTATATCACATGATCGGTGGGTTGGGCAAAGCGGCGACAGGATCGCTTCGCGCTCTGCTCGACAGTGCCGCATTCAGCAATATGCAGGGTGGGTTCAAGTTGCGTGGCCGTGTTACTGGCGGCGATGTGCAAGTTAACCCCGGTGAATTTGTCGATCTCGACAGCACCGTCGATGACGTTAACAAAGCCATAATGCCACTGCCGTTTAAGGAGCCGTCAGGGTCGCTGTTTAATTTGCTGGGCTTTATGGTCGATGCAGGCCAACGCTTTGCATCCACAGCCGATCTTAATGTCGGTGACGTAAATCCCAACGCCCCAGTGGGATCGACGGTTGCCTTAATTGAGCAGGGATCGAAGGCGTTCAGCGCAATTCACAAGCGCTTGCACTACTCGCAGGGCCAAGAATTTAAACTCTTATCAAATCTAAACGCAGAAAATCTGCCAGAAGAGTTTACCTTCTCACGCGCTGGAGCAGCCGAAACGGTCTATGCCGCCGACTTTGATGACCGCATTGACATCGTGCCTGTGTCCGACCCCAACATCTTTAGCACCGCCCAGCGTATCGCGCAGGCACAGGCCGTGCTGCAAATGGCGCAGGCCGCACCGCAACTGCATGATATGTACGAGGCGTACAAGCGGATGTACGAGGCGATCCGCATTCAGAACATCGATGAAATATTAAAAAAGCCAGAAGAAGCCGTCCAGATGGACTGCATCGATGAAAATATGAGCGTGATGTATGGCAAGCCAATCCGCGCCTTCATTGAGCAAGACCATGAGGCGCACATCGCGGTGCATATGCAGTTTCTGCAAGACCCATCTTTGGCTGGCAACCCCGGCGCTAAAACCATGCAGCCGATCTTAATTGCACACATCGCAGAGCATATTGCGCTGCTGTATCGCCTGAGAATGCAGGCCAGTGTGGCAATGCCACTGCCGCCACTGCCCGACTTTAAAGACCCCAACTTTAAGTTTGAGGACGTTGATCCAGAGCAAGATCGCTTAATTAGCCAACGGGCCGCAGAAGTGGTCAGGGCCGCACCCCAGATGAAGCAGATCGAAGCGATCAGGGGCGTTGGTCAGCAGGGTCAAGGTCAGGGCAATCCATTGGAATACGCGCAGCAATTGGCAAAGTTGGAGACCGAAGCCCTTACGGCCAGAACACAGGCGCAAATTGCTGCCGATCAGGCCAAGGCTCAATCGAACATTCAGATCAAGCAGGCAGAGGCCAAGCAAGATATGCAGATCGAAATGGCAAAGGCGCAGGCCGACTTGCAGGCGAAGGTCACAAAGCTGGAGGCCGAATTGCAGCTTGAGCGGGAGAAGAACGCAGCAAAACTAGAAATGGAGGCAATGAAGAATGTACCCCCCACGATATAATTTGCCCCCCATTAATCCTGCCGCCTTCGGCGGTTTGCCGAAAGAGCAAGCGCAGGGTGCGCGGCCCCCGCCCTCCCTCCCAAGGTGGGGGTCAGCAGCCCATAGACATGAATAAATATTTAATGAATAAAGTAGCTGAGATTCGACAGCGCATGGGCGCTGGTGATATGGGTGCCTTGACGGCGATATCGGACGCCGCACAGGTTCCAGTACAGCAGCCCCCTATGCAGGGGCCACCTCAAAGACAGGGAATGGCGTAATGGATGAAAAACAGGGCGCGTTTGCAGATTTAGATTTTAAAGATAAATTTGATGATTTTGATTTGCCTGTTTCTGGCAACATTAATATTGACGGCACCTCAAATGAACCACGTTCTGAATTGGATTTATACAGAACATTTGATGGTAGGATGGGCAGCATTAAACCCTCAATCGGCTACACTATTGAAGAAACAAAATCCAGAGATGGCATGGCTGACGTTAGAAACAAGGCCAGAACTGTGCGTCTTGGTCTGGATGGATCGACCACATTGGGGCCAGTAGATTTAAGCGGAAACGTCATGGGCAGCAGAACCATGCAGGACAAAACCTATACGTTTCCCTTTGCCACTTTCACGCAGGGAAGCTCCAGCACATTTTCAAAGCTAGGCGCAGCGGCCAAGATGGGCGCGTTTGATTTTGAAATCAACAGGCAAAAATCAAGCGGCATGGAGCCAGTATATTCTGGATCGATTGGCATGAATTTTGGTGATGGTGGTCGCATTAGCTACTCTGACAGCAGCACTGGCGAACCAAGAATTGACGCCAGATATCGAATGGAGTTTTAGAGATGTGCGGTGGATATGGTGATACAGACAGCAACAGAGATGGTGAAGTAACTCTTGCTGATTTCTTCAGAGACATTACAGACGGCGGTGGTGCGGGATATTCTGGCGCACGGTTTGGGGGCGGTACTGGCTCTAGTGTATTAGATGACAACAATGACATGTATGTATCCGAAGCAGAATATATGCGGGGGCAAAAAGCATATGAAGCCAATCAACGAGAGGGCATCGAAGATGGTCGTTTCGGCAATGCATACAGGGACTCTCAAAACATATTGAGCAAGTTTAGCAATACCTTTGGCGCACTGCCACGGGGATCGATACGCCAAGAGGCTGCATTGGGGCCAGAATATGGATCACCAATAGAGACAAAAAATATGGCTAGTTTTTTGCAGGGCGGTGGCTTTACGGGCGCTGCTATCAGGGGAGTTAGTGGGTTTTTAGGTGGGTCGGCTGACGCTGCTGGAGATATGGCTATGGCTCCAGTTCGGGCGTACAGGGGCGAGGGCGCACCGCCCGATCCTGTTGTAACACCAGAGCAGCAGGCAATAAGTTATGACAGCATCTTTAACACAGGTTCTTCTCAGTTCGATAAGTTACCAGAGGCTCAACGAAACGCTATCATACGAGGTACACGGTCTTTAAATTCACGTCTGGGACGGCCCGTGTCTGTGCCTGCGAATGTGCCTGTCAATAATGTGGAAGTGTCTACAGCCACAAACACAGCAGATGCGTCTGGCACACCATACGTTGTGAATGCTGAAGATATGGGGGGAGGTATGGTTAAGGTATTTTATGGAGATAATTCATCTGAAATTATGCCAGCAATAAATTACCAATTAATGATGCAAAATTATGTATAGGAGAACGACATGAACCCCGACCTTGAACTAATTAAACAGTACGCACAGGCCATACAGGCCACTGGATTGCTGGAAGAAGACACCGTAAATGGCATTACCGCAATGGTTGATCGGGCGAGAGATCAGTTTAGAGTTGCTGATGAGCAGGGCATTCCGCGAGAAACCCTACAGCTTTTGCCTGACGATCAACGCGCAGCAATGCAGGAAGTTTTAATGCAAGTGCAACGATCTTATGGCGCACGGTCTGAAGGCGAAATGATGAATGAGCGGTCATACCAAGTTGATGATCGCATGGAAAGAATGACGCCTGCTGAAATGCAAAGACAACGGGCATCTGGCGCAATCAGTGAAAACGAAAGATCATACCAAGTTGATGATGGAATGATGAGTATGCCACCAAGTCAAATGGCTGAAATGCAGCGCAAGGGCGAAATATCTCCCGACACTATTTATGAGAATATCGATGGATTAGACATTGCGCGGAGACCTACTGCACCAGCAACATCGCCACGGCCAAAGATGCGCCCAGAAAATCTAGGCACAATGGGACAGACGCGCCCACAACTGCGACCATAAAGGAGGCCGACATGGCACAGGTAGAAGTCGAAAACATGGAAGAAAATGCAGACCTTTTTATGGCAAAAATGGGCTTTCCCCATGATGCAGAAGGTTTGGAAATGTCAGACGATCAACTCGTTAATTTTTTGCTGCTGTGCCATCAAGACATGATGGGCGTTGATGGCGAAGATTACGGCGAAGACTACGAAGAGGTCGATGATCAAATGATGGATATGCCCCACGACAGTGACGTAAAGGTCAAGGTCATGAAGCTCGACGGCGGCAATGTCCAAGAGATGATGAACAAGCTGCTTGGCGGTCACTAATGCCCGTTATGAAGGTCAAGGGCGGCTATCGCTGGGGCAGCAAGGGCAAGGTTTATAAAACCAAGGCCGAAGCTGAAAAGCAGGGTCGCGCTGCCTATGCCGCTGGATATGGCAAAAAGAAAAAGGGCAAGTAGATGATGAAGGCTGGGGTCGATCTATTTTATAGACTTGCATCTGAAATTGCCAAAGTTGGTGTGACTGAAGTTCAACAAAAACTTATTGACGCTGGTGATGTTCGCGTTCTTGCCGAAATATTTAAACGACCCACAAAGCCAATGCTTGATCCTATGGGCTTGGGCAACGTAAAGCTGCCAGATTATGTAGAAAATATTGAATATGACTTTGCGCCAGATGGAAGTCTGCAGCCCAGAAAAGAAATAGATATTGGCGCGTTGCAAGGAACAATGCTGATACCAGCGTATGGAGACAGAACTTATGCTGGTGGCGCTCTTAGGGGCATTGGAGGCACTACATTATCCCAGCCTGTTAATATGCAAGGCGGCAATCAATTTATGCGATCTGCTGGTGGAGGCATATGGGCGTCTGAAGTATCGCCAATGACTTCAAAGGCTGACTTTGCAGAGCTTTTGAAAAATCAAGACGGTGAAGATATCCGATTGATTTACACTGCTATGGCTGGTCAATCTGGCGATTTTTCTAAAATGATGTCAAACGCCACAATGGGAATGATTGAACAAAGCAAAATTACCAAGAAAGCTGCAAAGGAATATGATGATTGGGTTAGATCGCCCAACACAAAAGATTCACCAAACGACCCAAATTGGCCCGGTATTTTAAATCCAAATGCTCGTGATTATGTAAACAATAAAATGGTAGGCACAAAAAGACGGTTGTTGTGGCAGCAAATGGACAAAGACAAATATGTCAAAAAAGGATTTCCAAATATCGGGGTAATTAGAGCGGCAATTACAGAAAGAGGACTTTTGACCGCACCCAATTTTGCAACGGGTAGATCAATTGGCACTATGGAGGGTGCAGCCAGAGAGGTGCAACCAAGAAGGGGTGCGAATACAACTGACCCTACAAAATTGGTTTTTGCGCCACATGAAACATACAGCCATCAAGTTGAGGGCGAATATCTGGGCGGTTTGCCACAAGATGTACCGGGAGGTATGGTTTTTAGAGATTATTTTTCATCACGCAGGGCGTCTGGAGCAGGAACGTCAGGCGATCAAAGGTCGTTTCTGATGTCGCCATACAATAGGCAAAGGGTGGATCAGCAAATGATTGATGAAATTAGCCAATATCTTGAGAGCTTAAAGCAATTGGAGTAATTTAATGGCGGCAAAGAAAAAAAAGAAAGCGAAGCGAGACGCCTGCTACAGTAAGGTCAAGGCGAGATACACGCGCAACGGTGGCACATGGCCGTCAGCTTATGGCTCTGGCGCTTTGGTGAAATGCCGCAAGGTCGGCGCAAAAAACTGGGGCAATAAAAGTGGCAAAAGCAAAAAAAAGTAGTAGCAGCGATGGTCTGCGAAAGTGGTTTGGCCGCAATAAAGGCAAGGGCTGGGTCAATTGCAAAACTGGTGGCCCCTGTGGCCGCAAGAGCCGCAAGTCTGGTGGATCATATCCCGCCTGCCGTCCCACAATGGCGCAATGCAAAAGCAAGTCGGCCAAGTCGGCAGCAAAGCGCAAGACATCTGCAAAGCGCGTAAACTGGAAGGGCAAGAAATAATGGCTAAAGGCGTAAAGCACTATTTTAAGAACGGCAAAGAGCATACGGGCGCAACACACAAAGACGCAAAGGGCAGGGTCATGTCTGGCGCACGTCACACGGCGTCCAGCAAATATTTGGTTCACCTAAAAGACCTGTCACCCACCGCAAAGAAAAGGGCGAAAAAAGCATGACAAAACTAAGCAAAGGCCAGAAGAAAATTGCTTCTAAAGCACCACCTAAAAACAAAATCACAGGTGCTGACTTTAAAAAGCTAAAAAAAATGCGCGGCAAAAAGAAGTGACGTGTGGTACACGTCTTCGCCTTGGTTCTATATATCGGTATTGCTGATGATCGTAAGCTGGTCAGCGATGATATGTTGTTTCGCAGCATAGAAACGTGTACATATTTTGCGAAAGCAATCGTCGGGCGATGGGGATACCACAGTAATCCAAAAGATTTTGGCGTTGCATATTGCGTCCCACGGCTGGTCGATCCTGATAAGGCGAGGATTTATTGAATGGCAAAATACAAAGGCAAGAGCGTCACACTGAACAAGCCGCGCAGGATTGCAAAGGGCGAAACCAGCTACGGCAAGAAAAAGTCTGTGGTGTACGTTACGGACGGCGACAGGGTAAAGCGAGTGACCTTTGGCGACCCCAACATGAAAATCAAGAAAAACCAAAAGGGGCGCAGAAAGAATTTTAGGGCGCGTCACAACTGTGATAACCCCGGCCCAAAAACCAAGGCCAGATACTGGTCATGTAGGGCTTGGTGATAATATGAGCAAAAAAACATTACTTGATGCAGGGTTAAATATTGCCCAAGAGGTTGCTGGAAAAGTCCTTGACCTTTTAAAGTCAGGCCGTGGCGATGAAGTCACCCCACAAATGTATTCAGCCGCTGACAAGCAGTTTTTAGTGGAGAACTATGATCTGCCGACTGACACGGCCAGCAGGCTGGAGCGTGGACGTGAAGGTGGCTTTGATTTTAACACGGGTCGGTATCACGGTGGCTTTGATGAAATTGAATACATGGCCGATCCCAATGACGTGTATATGAACCCACAGGCCAAGCTGGAAGGCACAGAGAGCGGTACATACAGCGGTCAGGCGCACAGTGGGGGCGGTCTATACACATCCACTGACCCTAGTGATGCAGGCGATAATTATGCGTCCCTGACAGGCCCAGACGTGAGAAATGAAGTCAGTATGGAGCTTGATAGAATTACTGACAGCAGTAATTTGTATGACGCCGCTAATTTTATGTTTGATGATATGAACAAGGCTGAAGTGCAGCTAATCCCCCAGCTATTGCAGCATCAGGCCATTAGAAATTCAAACATCGATCCCAAGAATGCACAGAAAGTTGTTGATCGTTACAATGAATTAATGAGCCGTGGTACTTTTACAACGGGTGACAAAATTGAATTTGAAGAACTTGTTGAAGATGTTTTTGGCACCGCAGACCCAGATAGTACGGTTAGGTCAGGATCGTTCCCACCCGGCTTTATGCAGGCACTGGCAGAGTACAGAATTACGCGAGGCGGTGGTCAAGTTATTAAGCTGGTGGATCGCGTTGAAAACCCCGTCATAATTGGAGGGCCGAAGGCCACCGTATTTAAGGGTGGACGCAGGGAGCTAGACCCAGCGGATTACATTGACGATGCGGAGCAACAAATCGATCAGTCGGCATACCCCGATAAGATTGAATACCGTGAGGCCGTACAAGAACGCGCCGAAGAGCTTGCCAATAATGATAGTTATAGTTTTGAGCGCGAGGGGCCAGCGGTTGATATCATTGAAGACTTACTGGACAATATGCCAGACGATGGTTCTGTTTTATATGACGATCTTCGGTCTGCCCTATATATGCATCTTGATGACTATGGCGAAATAGATGCCGAAGACTTAGAAAGAATATTTAGAACCAATTACAACAGTAATTACTATGACCCCGACCAAGCGGGGCCGGGCCAGATTTTAAATGAGGTGTATCGAAACGCAGGGTTTGATGCCATTGATTTGCCAAGAGCGGGAACAACTTTTGGCTTTGGCCCAGCGGGAGCCACGCATAGGGTTGAGCTTGATCCAACAAAAATACGCAGTCCAAATGCAATGTTTGATCCGCGCCTTTCGCATCTTCCAAACTTGACGGCAGTAGCGACACCAACGGCGGTTGGTCTGGGCGCGTTAAGCCAGATAGATGAAGACGAGGAGACGCAGTAATGGCAACTGGATCAGGCATAAAGGCAGGCTTTAAAGCTGCCAAAAATCTTGTTGGTAATGCCGTGGACTATTTGGGCAATAAGTTTGGCGCTCTTCCAGAGGGGGAGCCTGCTGGAATTGGTCACAACAATCCACCGCCAGAGTTTAGAATGCCGACAGCTTTGGGTGCGCTGCAAAGATCGCCAGAAGATCAAGCATTTTTTGAAGAATTTCGGCCAGAAATGTATTATCACGGCACCCGTGGTGACTTTTCAGAATTTAACCCTGCTATGCTGGACTTGGGCGTACACGTTGGCACACCAGAACAGGCCAATGAGCGTTTGCTGGACGTGGCAAGAATGAAGGGTGAAATACCCAGCTATGGTAATTTTGATAGCGACAAACCACCAGTCATCCCAGAGGCAAGGGTTATGCCTGTTCGTGTAAACGTGCATAATCCACTTAGAATGCCTGACGTTGGTAATTGGAAAAGCAGTTCCAAAGTAATTGAAGAGCTTGAAAAGCAACAATACCAAAACTCTGGAATAGATATAGACGAAATAATGCAAGCCTACGATGACATTGCAATGAGCGATCCCATTGGGAATTATAGCGATCCAGATGATTGGATTGAAAGCATGGAAAACAGGGAATTGCTTGAGATAATTAACGAAGAAATCCAAAAGGCTGGATACGATGGCATTGTGTATAAAAACATCGTGGAAACAACGTCGATGGGTGAGGGCGAAATTATGCCCGAAGCAAAGGCCAAAATTGCTGAAATAAAAAAAGAATTATTGGTTATAAATGACGCCGCGACTGCGCGAATGGAGGCGACAAGGCCACTAGAGGCAACAGTTCCCCGTGCAGCAAATGAAACATTAACCGCATCTGAAGTAATGAAACGCATCAAGGCGGCAAACGATTGGGACATACAAAACTCTCCAGAGGCTTTTAAAACCCCAGAAGAAATGGCCCGTGAAGATCAACTTATGGATTTGCGCGATGATTTGGAAACGCAGAGATATTCGCCTGACAGCATGATTATTCTAAACCCAGAAGACATTAGATCACCCAATGCGGCCTATGACGTAGACAGGCGGGACAGTTATGACATAATGTCGGACGCAGGCGCATTGGCTGGCATTCAAAACACAGGGATCGCGTAATGTCTATTTTTACAGCAATAGGTAGGGTTCTTAGGTTCGCAGGCAATGAAGTTTTAGATGTTGTCACTGACGTTATTACGCGCAGGGCTGACGATGATTTGGTTGATATAACGCCAGAAGTTGACGGTGATTTTCAAGACCTTGGTGCGTTGGAGAATTTGGGGCAGGCACAGCCACAAATGACCATTAACATCACGCCAGAACAGCAGGCGGGTATTGATGCCATCAGGGAGAGAAACGCAGAAATACTTAGAAATACAATTGATGTAGATCAGTTTTTGTCTGATCCAACAAACGAAGCAGAGGCAAGAGCGCAGGCCGCATTAGAATTAATTCGTGCTGGCAGACTAGATGAAGTTCTTGCAAATAATAACCTTGTAGATGCCCTGACAGATGGAGATGGGGAGGCATATATAGCGAGGCACTCAACCAGAAGGTATGACGCTGACGCTGACGATGACATTGTTGACGCTGACTTTGAAGATATTGATATAGCCAATGCGGAGGAAGAGGCCAGAAACGCTAAAGGAATAGAAATTGCCCTGCGTGTTGACCCCGCATTTCAAAATCCCCAAGTTAAGCTGGATGTGGAGCAGCTTAGAGTAAGTGGGTCAACAAATTCTGAAATACGAGAATATCTTCGTGCAGTTAAAAGAGAGTATGCAGACGCTGGACGCCCAGTAAGCCGCGCCATAGACGCAAAGAATACAGATCAATTGCGTGAGCTTTACGACAGATATGATCTGCCAATACCCAAAACAAATGCAGAAGCAGCCGCCGCTAATTTAATTATAGAATCGGCTAGGGGCGTTATTAATATTGGCCCTGCTTTGCGAAGAAATATCGACATTAATTACTTAAAGGCCCACGCGCCAGAAGATGTCTACAAAAAGCATGGCCCGACAATTCTTGAGGCCAAGCTGGCGCAACAGGCGTCTGGAGACTTGGATGTATTATCACCACCATTTGCTTCTGATTATCCGTCTAATTCTAGAGGCTTTAGGCAGAGAGTTGCGTTTTACAGTGCCGCACAAGATGCTGTGGAAAACCTCAAGGTAAAAAGCGGCAGCTATGAAAAGCTCAAGAAACTGGCGCTCAAGCAGAGCGGCGTAAAAGCTAAAGAATTTGAGTGGTCGGGGGCCGATGAGGCGTTTGAGGGTCGCACAGACGTTACTCCAGAAGAGCTTGCAGAATATTTACAACAAAATACAGATTTAATTAGAGAAGAAGAAAAAATGGCGCAAGGCGTAATGAGAAGTGCGTCTTCTGGCGGCTACGATGACGGTATAGACGAGTTTTTAGATAGTCCAAATGGACAGGATTATATTAAAAATTATTTGGAAATGCTGGAGGAAGGTTTTAAAGAAAACTTTACCTATCAGACAAATATGCAAGACATCAGCAGTTACGTTGCTGCTGATAATTTTGATGCACTAGATGAATTTGCAGAGAAAGCTGGAATAGATGGCGTAAGCAATGGCAGAGAGCTTGCTGAAAAATACCCCGATGGATGGGTGGCAACTGATGCCTACTATAACACTGGGTTTGAAGCAAAAGTTTTTGGCTCAGAAGAAGCTGCCGCAAATTGGGAATGGCGGGACAACATAGACAGTTATGAGCAACAGGCCCGTGAAGGCGCAGAAAATAATCTAAACGAATTGCGCGTTTTTGATCCATACGATTTTAACCTGACAGTTTACGGGTCTAATGCCCCAGTAGCCGACCCCGCTGAGTTGGAATACGCAGGATACTTTCCCAGTGGCGGCACAGACATGACTGAAACCAGATATGTCTTTGATGATCCCACGGGCGATCTTCCAGAAGGATATTTCAAAGCGGGTCACTTTGATGATGACGAAAATGTTGTTGCACACGCACGAACAGGGCAGTTTCCAATAGCAACTGGCGGCACGGCATATCACTTGGGTGAGGCTCAGTCTGATGTTCAGCAGGCGGCAAGAAAGGCAAAATCTAAAGGCACTGCGGGGCCAACAAGAACCCGTGAGCAGGAGCTTTTTAAAGATAATTATGACAATGTAAAAGACCTTTTTAGACAATATGTGGTGGGGTCTGAAAATGATTTAAGTCATAAAATTTTTGGGTATGGAATAGGGCGAACTGGCATGAGGTTTCGTGACAATCCAGAAGCCCTTGCGGAATACAAAACAATTGTTGCTGATTTTTTAAATAGTCGTAATGAAGCAAGAGGGAGAAGCCCACTATTTGTTAAACTTCAACCAGAAGATATAACAGATAATCATTCATTTTTTGACATCGCCAAGGGCGACACAACTAAATTAAATGTTAGATTGAGTGAATTTGCTAAATATATTCAAGAAAATAAAGACAAACTGCCAAGGCCATATACTGCGTGGTCTAATACTCATACGGCATTATCACCCACCATACAAAAACAATCTGATGAATTGAAAAAACTTGAGGCGTCTGGCATAAATGTGGAAAACACAACCGTGGGCGCACCAATGCTTGAAAGCACAGATGCGTGGCTCGACATGGTTCTTCGCAGGCAGCTAAATGACGCTATCGCAAGTGGTGCAGATTATCTAACGCTGCCAAACCCACAAATGGTTAAAGACTACACGGGTGGAGACTTTGAGGGACACAGGCAGTTTTATGGAAATATCGCGCCGAAAAACTTAATGAATATTGTAAAGCCTGCTGACCCAACGGCAGATTTCGTTCCCTTGAGAATGGTAACAGGTAAGCAGCCAGAAGATGTGCTGGGCCTGCCACTGACAAAAGATTTAATGCTTGGCCTTCGCAAAATGGGTATGCCAAAGTATGTGGTGCCTTTTGGGGGAGTTGGCCTTGGTACATTGGGGGCAGTTACCGAAGATGAAGAGATGGCAACAGGAGGTGGCTTGTAATGGCTAAGGCGGCAGTAAAAAGAGTGGCGCAGGCAGAAATCAGAGCCGCCAAGAAGTTTCTGGAGCGGCGTGGTTTAAAATCCGACGATGTATCGCCACGCAAGTTTGCAATGGCGGCAAAAGAACTGGACAAGGGTTTTGCTGATACCCTAAAAATATTGGCAAGAGAATTGTCTGGAGGACAGGTCTGATGGCTGAAACATATAGAAGAGATGGGCAACTCATGCCTGATGAATTGGTGACTGAGCGTTTTGGAAGAAACTTAATACGTCCTGACTATACAACAATGTCTGAGCGTCAGGAAATATTTAAAAATAAATTTGGCCCCTACATTGAAGCTAAAACTGAAGAAAAATTGCCTGACGGCCCTATAACCCTTGGCAGTGCAGAGGGAATTGATGTCCCTTTCAGCACAACGCCGACAAGAGACATGGCTGTAGAGAAATACGCAAGGCAGATTGGGGGCGAAAACTACAGCGCAGAAGACTACAGAAAAGCAGGCAATATGTTCGGTGGAGAGGGCCGTGGGTTTTACGGTATGGGATACATGGACATACCTGTGGTCGGTGGTGCTATGGACGCAATAGATGCGTCTGCGAGGCTTCAAGAAACATACGAAACAGATGATTTTTCCCTCGCAAATGACAGGGCAATGGAGCAGTTACCATTTACTGTAAGATTGGCCGCACTGTTGACCCCCCAAGATAATGTTATAAAGCAATATTATGACGGCAAAAAAATGGACACTGCTGAAATTTATATGGGAATAGGCGAGGTGATGGCTATTCCATCTGGATTAGGTTATTTGGGCTATAAAACTATGGATTTTCTTTCAAAGTTCGCCCGAAAGGCAGAAAATGCGCTACCCGCCACTTTTGAAAGTATGTTAAAATCTGCAATGCCAAAAATGCCAAATGACTTTGCGTCAATAGCACAGGCTGACGCTATTAGTGGTCTAAAAAGAACGAATGGCAATCTGTATGACGTTCTCAGGCCACCAAATGTTAATACGTCTGGCGCACTAGCAAGCCTAACTAAAACACCACGGCCACCACAAGTTATGACACCAGACGCACAGCGCACAAGAGAATTAATTTATGGCGAATTTGATCGCATGACAGCCGCTGAAAACGCAAAAATGATGGAAATGCAAAACCCCGTTGGCGATTACGATGTCACTCAGTAGAGCCAGCTTTCCCTCACTGATGAAAGGAAAAAAAATGAAATATGGTAAAAAGAAAACTGCAAAGGTTGTAAAAAAGAAAAAAAAGAATAAAAAGAAATCAATGAAAAGGGGATACTGATGACAGACAATAAAGATGTAACGGTACACGTCACAGGCGTCTCCATGTCGGGAGGCGTTAAGAATGACAATAAGCGATCTGCTCCAGCAGATCAGAAACAATCTGGAAAAGAGACGGCTTGAAATAGCTGACAGTATGCTTCGGGGTCGAATGTCTGACTTTGAAGCATATCACAAAAACGTGGGTATTGCAGAGGGGCTAGAACAAGCATCTGACGTAATACATGACACGATCAAAAGCATAAACAAAGAGGATGAATAACCATGTCTCATCAACATGACCGTATATACACAGATGAAGAAACCAGTGCGACCATTGGTTCCCATCAAATCCCAATTCCCATGAATTGGAAGGTCTTGGTTCAGCCAAATCAGGTAAAAATGAAGACCGCAGGCGGCATTCTGCTGCCAGACACCTCAAAGGACAACGAGGAATACCTGACCGCCCACGGCACCGTCTGTGCAATGGGTGACTTAGCGTATCGTGACCGCGACACAGGAGAACGCTGGAAGTCTGGCGTATTGCCACAAATCGGTGATCGCGTGACCTACGGTAAATACGCTGGTCAGAAAATCGTTGTGAAGGGCGTAAAGTTTTTATTGCTTAATGACGATGAGCTAACGTCCATTTTACCAGACGGCGTCGAAGTCGCCGCATATTTGGGGTAGAGCCATGTCGGAACAAGAGAAAATTCTTGAAGAAATCGAGGCCGAAATCCAAGCGGCCAAGGAAGGCAAGGAAGATGATTTTGAAATAGAAATCACCGACGAGCCGAAGCCAAAGCCTGAGAAGCCACAGGAAGACCCTGTGGAGGCCGCTGATGATCAGGAGCCAGACTATGGGCCAAAGGTGCAGAAGCGCATCAGCAAGCTCGTAGCGCAGCGCAGAGAGGCTGAAATACAAGCGCGGCAAATACAAGAGCATAACGCGCAACTGCAAAAGCGGCTAGAGCGTCTGGAGCAGGGATCGCAGCAAAACGCTGAACAGGAATTTAATTCCCGATACCAGCAAACAAAGCAGGCGCTGCACAAGGCGGTTGAAGAGGGCGACACAGAGGCCCAAGTCAATTTCCAAGAGCAAATGGCAGACATGAGAGCGGCCATGCGCGTGGCACAGGCCACCGATCAGTATCGGCGGCAGGATATGCAGCGTCAGCAGCAACGCCAACAACAGCAGCCACAGCGTCAGCAACAGGCGCAAGGCAATCAGCCACCTGAGAAGGCTATGGGTTGGTGGCAGCAAAATAACTGGTTTAATGCCACAGGTTTTGAACGAGAAACAGCCGCTGCACGGGCCATAGATGTGCAATTAGATTTGGAAGGGTTCGACAAGAATAGCGACGAATATTACGCGCAACTTAACGGACGTTTACAAAAAGTATTTCCTGAGTTAAAGTCAGGGCCAAGTCCGAAGCAAAGACCAAAAGGTAGGTCTCCAGTCGCCCCCACTACGGGCGGGTCTTCAGCTTATAAGGGCAATCGTGTGCGTATGACGCAAGAGCAGCTTAGAATGGCTAGGGAACTTGGTATAAACGATGAACGTGGTCTCAAGAAATATGAAGCCGAAATTCGCCGTCAACAGAGGGAACAATAGTCATGCCTGAGAAAAGAAATGTTCGTGCAGAACAATCACGATCTTCCACCCGCGACGAGCAATCTCGCACAGAAGCGGCGTGGAAACCACCAGCACTGTTGGACGCACCAGAAGCCCGTCCCGGCTATGTCCAACGCTGGGTCGCAACCTCGATTCAAGGGAAAGACACCCCCGACAACGTGTATAAAAGAATGCGCGAAGGTTGGGAGCCACGCTCTGCTGACACTGTGAAAGAAAAGTTGTTTCCGACTATCAATCATGGGCAGTGGACAGGATCAATTGGGATTGAAGGAATGTTGCTTTGCGAAATGCCAAAGGAACGTCATGCCGCGCAAAAACGGTATTACGAAGGCAAAAACGAAGAGCAAAATGAAGCAGTCTCAGGAGAGCTTGATGCGTTTGGACGGCGTAGTGGGCAGACGTTCTATCAAGAACGTAAGTCCGAAGTAAGTCGCGGCAGAACACTTTCTGCCATGAGCGATTAACCTTAACGCTATAGGAGCGAAAAATGGCAAATGTAGACGCCGCATTCGGGTTTGTACCCGTCCGTCACATGAGCGGTAATGCACCTCGCACCAATAAATATACCATTACGTCTGGTTTGGCTGAGAACATCTTTTCGGGTGATCTCTGCATTCTGACAGCAGATGGGGTTATCACACCTCACACTGCGACAGAAACCAACAATATCGGTGTATTTGACGGTGTGTCGTACACTGCCTCTGATGGTTCATATGTATACAGTGAGTATTGGCCGTCAGGAACAACAGCTACAGATATATGTGCATATGTTTATGACGATCCATATATCGTGTATAAAGTCCAGTCTGATGGAGCGCCTGCACAGACAAATATCGGCAACTGCGCCGATGTTGTTGCTGGAACAGGTTCCACAATAACTGGAAGGTCAGCGTTTGAGTTGAACTCAACAATGGGTACTGGCACAGCAAGTGCCAAAATCATCGCATTGTATGATTCACCAGATAATGCTTTCGGCACAAATGCTGTGGTTGAGGTGCTTGTAAATGAGCATGTTCTAAAAGACAGTGCTGGTATTTAAGGAGGGTATGAACAATGGCTATGAATAGAGCAAATTTTGCTAAAATGCTTGAGCCGGGTCTGAATACTCTTTTTGGACTCGAATATGACAGCTATCCATCCGAATATGAGGCGGTTTTCGAATCAAATACTTCTCAGAAGGCATTTGAGGAAGACGTTCTTTTATCAGGTTTTGGAAATGCTCCAACAAAATCAGAGGGTTCTGCGGTTTCGTATGACGCAGCCTCTCAGCAGTGGACTGCGCGTTATCAGCACGAAACAATCGCTTTGGCTTTCTCAATCACTGAAGAAGCTGAAGAAGACGGCCAGTATGGTTCGATTGCTTCTCGCTATACAAAAGCGTTGGCTCGCTCAATGGCCTCTACTAAAGAGATCAAAGCGGCTAACATTTTGAATACCGCGACAACCGCTTCAGGTGGGGATGGCGCTACTCTATTGAGTGCATCACACCCAACCCAGAACGGCAACCAGTCTAACGTGCTTGCCACGGCGGCTGATCTGTCCGAAACATCTCTTGAATCGATCCTGATTAACATCAGCGACATGAAAGATGATCGTGGCCTTCGCATTGCGGCGCAGGGTATGCAATTGGTTATTCCAACTGCCTATCAGTTCACCGCAGAGCGTCTGCTGGAATCAGCATTGCGTCCAAGCACTGCCGATAACGACATCAACGCGATTAAGGCTGGTGGTTATTTGCCACAGGGCTATCACATCATGCGCCGTTTGACTGATGCTGATGCGTTCTTTATTAAAACTGACGTTCCAGATGGTCTGAAGCATTTCACCCGTTCAGCAATGAAAAAGGGTATGGAAGGCGACTTTGAGACTGGCAACGTCCGTTACAAGGTGCGCGAAAGATATAGCTTTGGCTTCACCGATTGGCGCGCCTTATTTGGAACCGAAGGCGCAGCATAAACAACCCACTCTCCTCTTCCTTGTTGGGTCAAACTGGGGCGGTCTTCGGATCGCCCTTTCTTTTTGTTCAGACCTGTTGTATTGTGCCGACATCCCTGACAGCCGCACAATGTGGCTGACACTTGCCACGACAGGAGATCATCATGGCTAATACAACATTCACAGGCCCAGTACGGTCTGAAAATGGCTTTCAAGACATTACGAAAAATACAACAACAGGCGCTGTCACAAGCACAATGACGCTTCAAACATATGAAGCAACCATAACTGTTGCAAATGGCGCAACCACAGGCAAAGAAGCGGCCATTGGTATCCCAGTTAACTTTATTCCTATGGGCGTAACCATTGCAGTAACTACTGCGGCTGCAAATGCAGTTAATCTTCAAGACATTGGTACTGATGCAGATACAGACGGTTATGTAGACGGCATTAGTGTTGCAGTCAACAGCGTAGGATTTAAAGGCTTCTTTGGATGCAACGGTGTGTTGGGCATGTCAGGCTTTACGACAGGCGCAAGTGGCCTTGTAGGCGATGAAGTTGAACTTGTTGTGTCAGGTGATCCCGGTGGTGATACAGTAATTGTTCTAAAATTCTTTGGAATATCTAGCTCTTCGGATGCATCTTAATTGGTGGGGCTTCGGCCCCATCAACAATTTATAGGAGGGTCATAGATGGCTAACATTACAAGCATAAAAACGATTACTGAAAACACCAGTGAAGTAGTCATGGCATTCCAATTGCAATATGTTGATACTGGCGATGAAGATGCCGTGAAAAAAGTTGATGTCTCAACTCTGGCAAAAAGCGCAAACGGTGCGTCCTGCAATTCGGTAAGTCTTCTGGAGTGCTGGTGGATAATCCAAGGCATGACAGTCATGGTGGAAGCAGACGCAGGCACAGATGTCATTATGATGCACATGGCTGCTGATGATATTGGATACCAAGACTTCAGCAAATTTGGTGGATTGCCATCAACGGTAGAATATGGAAGCACAACTGGTGATGTCCTATTCACAACAACTGGCCTTGGGGCCGCTGGCGATACATATAATATCGTCATGCGGATGAAAAAACATTACGCATAGGATTGCTTCATGGCACTATCAGGCACAGTAGCGTTTCGCCCAGATGTTGAAGAAATCATCGCAGAGGCATTTGAGCGGTGTGGGATTGATCCGCAAACCCAAACAGGTTACAAGGCTGTGTCTGCACGGCGCAGCCTAAACCTGTTGTTTAGTGAGTGGGCCAACAGAGGCATCAATTACTGGGCAGTGGAGCAAAGAACCCTGACGCTGGTAAAAGACCAGACAACGCCGTACACGCTTCCTGCTGGCACTATCGACATTATGGACGCCGTCATTAGAGATAGCGCAGGCACAGACACGTCCGATCAAATCATTAATCGTGTGTCCATTGCGGATTATAACCAACTGCCAAACAAAACATCTTCGGGAAAGCCATCACAGTATATGCTGGATAAGCAATATACGCCGCTGATTTACATCTGGCAAATACCAGACGTGACCACATACAGCTTAAATTATTGGTCAGTAAACCAACTAGATGACATCACGGCCAGCAATCAAGACGCTGACGTGCCATATCGCTGGAGCGACTGCATCTGCGCGGGTCTTGCAAGCAAGCTGGCGTTGAAAAACGCCCCCGATAGGTTTCAAGTCTTAAACGAAATCTACGAAAGGGCATTCACGTTTGCGGCAGCGTCAGATAACGATGGCGTAAGTTTGAGGGTTCAGCCAACTGCGCTGAATTTATATTAATGGCAAAATACGCACGGGGCAAAAAATCTCAAGCGATAAGCGATAGAAGTGGCCTTCGGGTTCCCTATACGCAATTAAAAACGACTTGGGACGGCCTGCGCGTAGCGCCAGAAGATTGGGAGCCAAAAAACCCACAATTAACGCCTGCTAAAAATGTTGTTGATGCCACGGCCCTGTTTAATCCACGGCCAGACAATGACCCAGAAAATGTCGAAATATTTATTGGATTTAATTACGACATATTTGCTGATCGCAGATTAACAACTAATGTTGGGATTGCTGGAACAGCGTTTACGGGGCAAACATCCAGCTTTGAAGTGATCAACACAGCCCAGACTGGCGTTGGTGGCACAGCAGCGGTTGGCAGCACGTCACTGCTTATCACAACAGACTTTAGCGCGACAGGCGTGGGTGGGTCTGGCGAAGTTGCAATAGATGTAGCAGCGGTGCAAACTTTGGCAGTGACAGTGCAAAATGTTGGTGGGGCAAACAAATACTTTATCGCTGGCGTTCAGCAAGACACGCTGGAATTAATGGAAAGCAGGACGTATTATTTTGATCAATCAGCCAGCAGCAATTCTGGGCATCCACTCAGGTTCTCATCCACTCCAAACGGAACGCATGCTGGGGGAAGTGAATACACCACAGGAGTGACAACGTCAGGGACACCGGGGAATGCCGGGGCTTACACCCAGATAGTTGTCGCAAATTCTGCACCAACACTTTATTACTACTGTACCCAACACTCTGCTATGGGAGGTCAGGCAAATACACCTGTCTTTGCATCAGTTGTAGTTGAACTAAGTGATAGTGTGACTGGCGCAAGTGGAACAGGTGCTGTTGGAACTGAGACAATTCTGGGTTCACCTCTTGCGACAGGTGCGGCTGGAACAGGTGGCGCTGGCACAGCAACAGCAGATGCTTTAGGTTGGGGTCAAGATGCTTGGGGCCGAAGCGGATGGGGAACATAAAATGAGCTACACAACACTAAAGGCCAACATCCAAGCATTTTTGGAAGATGACTCGACAGAGTTCGTTGCATCAATTGACACAATCATAGCGCAGGCCGAAGAAATGATCTTTCAGCGACTGCCAAATTTGCCATGCTTCCGCGCTACATCTAGCGCGGCAAATCTTGTGGCAGGCACAGCGTCATACACAATACCCACAGCGCGGATGATCCGACAAGTATCAATTACCGACACAAATGTTGTGACGTATCTTGACCATAGAATTGATTCTTACGTCAGAGATTATTGGCCGAATGCGACAACTCAAGGCACCCCACGCATGTACAGCACAGATAGCGCAGGAACGGCTGGGACAGTTATTACATTAGCACCTACGCCGTCAGCAGCGTTGGCCTATAGCGTGGATTTTATTGCGCCTGAGACGGGACTCAGTTCATCTAATGCTAATACATGGATAGACACTAACGCGCCTGCGGTTATGCTTGCTGCGGCTCTGTACGAGGCTTCTGCGTTTTTAAAAGCGCCAGAGACGCTGTCACTATACAAAACGCAATTTGACGAGGCGGTGCAATCTCAGGTACAAGAGATGCAACGCGATTACGCAGCAGAATACAACGGAGGCATATAATGGCTATCACACAAGCGATGTCCACACTTTTTAAAAAAGATGTTCTGTTGGGTGATCATCACCTAGACAGTGACAATATTTACATTGCGCTATACACCAGCAGCGCGACACTGAGCGCGGCAACGGATGGTTACATAACCAGCAATGAAGTTGCCAACGGCAATGGGTACACGACAGGCGGCAATGCGTTGGCGAGTAAGGCGGTGACCGAAAACAGCACAAGTGGTGTTTTTGATGCGGCTGATCCAGAATGGACAAGCGCAACATTCACAGCCCGTGGTGCTTTGATTTACAACAAAACGCTGGGCGATGCATCTTCAAACGCAAGAGGAGCGATAGCAATTCTTGATTTTGGCGGTGACTTTTCTGTTTCTGGAGGTACTTTTAAAATTGTATTCCCCGCTGCAACCAAAGACACTGCAATTGTAAGGATCGATTGATATGGCTTCAACCTATGACAATGACTTACGCCTCAATGAAATGGCGACTGGCGATCAGTCCGGGGCATGGGGTACGGTTACAAATCTGAACTTAGAAATGATTGGGGATGCCTTTGGTTACGCCACAGAGGCGATTACCACAAACGCTGACACCCACGCCACGGTTATAGCTAACGGCGCGGCAGACGCTGGTAGAGCAATGGTGCTGAAGTACACAGGGGCGCTCGACAGCGCGTGTACAATCACAATATCTGGTGGCGATGCTTCGACATTCACAGTGTCCAAGCTCTGGTACATTCACAACGCCACCAGCGGATCGCAGAACATTATTATAACTAGCGGCTCTGGAGCAAACATCACGATTGCCAACGGCCAGACAAAGTGCGTATATACCGATGGTGCTGGCGCTGGTGGCGCGGTCATTGATACCTTCGCGGCCCTGTCTGTTGTTGATTTGTTTGTTGATGATGATCTGACGGTAACTGACGATTTGACGGTTGGTGGAGATATTGACCTTGAGGGCAGCATTGACGTTAACGGCACAACAAACCTTGATGCCGTGGATATTGACGGTGCTGTTCAAATTGATGCAACAGTAAATGTTGGAGTTGATGACACTGGTTATGATGTTAAGTTTTTTGGAGATACTGCCAGTGCATACATGCAGTGGGATGCAAGTGCAGATGATTTAATCCTTGGTGGCGCGGCTGGATTGGTAGTGCCTCAAGATAAATTAACTATCGCGTCAACAGCGGTCACCAGCACGGGCGCAGAACTAAACCAACTGGATGCCATTACTCGCGGCAGTATTCTGTACGGCAATGCTTCTGGAGCAACGGCTAGATTAGCCAAAGGTGGCGCGAATACAGTTCTGACTTCGGATGGCACAGATATTAGCTGGGCTGAAGCTGGGGGTGGCGGCGGTGAACAGACATTCACTGCGACAGGCGCAGTATCTAATGGAGATATAGTCGGACTTAATGGTGATGGAACTATTAGTGTGATGACAAGATTGGCAGGATCATTTGTCAAAATTAATGATGACGGTTTTCATTATTCAGCGTCAGTTGCGTATGACTCTACAAACAATAAAATTGTTTATTTATATCTAGACGATGGTAATAATGACTACCCTATGGTAGCCATTGGCACTGTATCGGGTTCTTCAATTAGTTTTGGAACTCCAGTGCAAGTAGCAAGCACAGATGGCTATGTCGGCCGGACAAGATGTATTTTTGATTCTAACGCAGGAAAATTTGTTGCCATTTACACTGTCTTCGGCGGTAGCAACTCAGGCAGCGCAAAGTGTAAGGTGGGTACTGTCTCAGGAACGTCTTGCTCTTTCGGCTCTGAGGCCACGGTTCAAAGTGGAAATGCAAGTGGTGAAGCTGAGTCGTATGACGCTTGTTATGATTCTGGTTCAGATAAAATTATTTTCTTCTACATAACAGGTACTAGAGCATACATAAATGTTGGAGATATTTCTGGGACAAGCATTTCTTGGGGGTCGAGAGTTGACGTTGGCCCTGCCCAAGTTAGAGCACCAAGAGTTACTTATGACAGTTCTGCAAATAAAGTTATTTGTACATATTTGGACGTTACCACTACTGATTACACCTGTTATTATAGAGTCTGCACTGTTTCAGGAACTTCCATAACCCTTGGAACTCAAGGAACAGTTGCTAATTCAACTTCTGGTGTAGCTGGTTACAGCTATATTGATATTGAATATTGTTCAGCTAGAAATAGACTGTTTGTTGCAGGTGAATTTCAAACCGTAGGTGATGTGATATACGTTGGAAGTTTATCTGGAACAACGATTACGTTTGGCACACCAATTACAAGCCCTATAGCCTTTAGTGGTGGGGGTTACATTACTATGGTGGATTGTCCTGATATTAATGGAGTCGTGTTACAGTACAATTACTACTATAATAATACTTTTCTTAATTTAACGTGCGCCGCTGGCACAAACAATCCGCAAGCATTTTCTCCTAAACAAATTACAGGAGACGCCACAACAGGAACTGCCACTTATTATTATGGTTCAAGTTTAGCATATGACACTACTGCTAACAAAGTAATATTTGCGACTATCAATGATACGGAGGATGATAATCCAACAGCAGTTGTATATAATCCATTAGTCCCTGACCGATGGGTCGGGCTTGCCGCTGAAGCAATATCAAACGGCGCAAGCGGAAAGGTTACCATTGTTGGTGGTATAAACACAGGGCAGTCAGGATTAGTGTCAGGAGTTGAATATAAAATATCCAACTCATCAGACACTTTAACCACTACAAGTGGAACAGTCGTGGGAGTGGCAACTTCTTCATCAACCATTTATTTAACAAAGGCTGAAATATTATGAGTACAGCAGCAGAAGTTCGGGCAGAACGTGATAAACTATTGCAGGAATCAGATACTATGGCTCTTGCAGATCGTATAACCGAGGAATGGAGAATGTATCGGAATTTGCTAAGGATTGTCCCAGAGCAATCAGGCTTTCCAAATGACGTTCGTTGGCCTCGTAAGCCTATTTAGGAGTAACAAGTGTATGGATAAACGCACAGTGGCCTCTGCACACAGCAGAATTGATGATTTAAATATTACCTTTGCATCCCTTCGCACAGAGGTGACCATACAACACAAAGAGTTGTTTACGAGAGTAAAGCGTTTGGAAGCAATTATGATCGGTGCCAGCGCGGCAATTATCTTAATGCTTATAACTGTGCTAACAAAAATGGGGTAGGATTATGACACCAGAGACGTTTGATAAATTCAAAGTTTTGCCGCGAATAATGATGTTGGCTGTTACGGTGCTGACGTATCAAAGTGTTCACTGGTTTATGTCTATCCCCCCAGATCAAGTAACAAATGCCCAAGCGGGTTTGGTTAGCGTCTGTATGGGCGCACTTACTGGCTGTTTTGGCATCTTCATAAACGGTGAAAAAGCATGATGGCTCTTCTGGGAAGTCTGCTAGGCTTCGGATCATCGTTTCTGCCGTCAGTGCTTGATTACTTTAAGGCCAATCAGCAGCAAAAGCATCGCATTGAAATGATGCAAATAGAAACAGAGCTTGCACAAAAGCGGTCTGAAATGAAGCTGGTCGAGCTAGATAAGAAGGCAGACATCGAAGAAACAAGGGGCTTGTATGAGCATGATCGATCTATCGACGCTGGAGGATTTATCAACGGTCTTCGGGGTTCTGTTCGTCCTATTGTTACTTATGCCTTTTTCGGATTGTTCGTAGCTACGAAAGTAGTAATTATGGTCAAAGTCACGCAGGCTGGTGGAGACTGGATGCAGGCCGTCGATCTCATGTGGGATGGGGAGACATCTGGATTATTCAGCGCAGTTCTGGCATTCTGGTTTGGAAATCGGGCAATCAGTAAATATGCAGGGAAATAATTATGGGCTACAAGTTAAGCAAACGAAGTCTATCTAGGCTGGACGGTGTAGACGAAAGAATGGTGGCTGTTGTTAAGTACGCCATAGGTGTTACCAAACAAGACTTTTCGGTAATTTGTGGACTGCGAACAATAGACGAGCAACGTGCTTTGGTTGCAAAAGGAGCTTCGCAAACCATGAAGTCAAAACACATCGACGGTAACGCTGTTGATCTTATGGCTTACTGCGATGGCGGCAGATGGGAACTGAACCTCTATGATGAAATTGCAGACGCCATGAAAGAAGGCGCAGAGGCTGTGGGCGTAAAGCTACGCTGGGGCGCTGCGTGGACTGTTAATGATCTAGGTGCTTGGGAGGGTAGCGCAGAGGACGCTATGAACAGCTATATAGACATAAGGCGCTCACAGGGACGTAGGCCCTTTATCGATGCTCCACATTTTGAGACCATGTTCTGATGTCACTGCAATTGCTGAAATACAACGCTGGCATCGTCAAAGATACCACAGAATATTCTGCTGGCAAAAACGGCCCATTTTATGTGGACAGTGACCTTGTTCGTTTTGTTAACGGATACCCAGAGAAAATTGGTGGATGGGAAAAAGACAAATTTTACGCATTAGATTCGTCTGGGCAAACAACATCTACTGAAGCTACGCTGACTGGCATTGGCCGAAAAATAGTTTTTTGGAGAGCGTCTGATGGTGTTGACAGAATAGCTGTCGGGACAGACAATCATCTTTACATAATTCAAAACAACGCGATTTATGACATTACGCCGCTGCGAAAAACCACAAGTAATCTCTCTAATCCTTTGGTTGTAACAAGTGGCAGCACAACTATTACTGTAACCGATAACTCTCATGGAGCTTCAAACGGTGATTTTGTTGTAATAAATTCTGCCACTGCCACAGGCGGCATATCTGCCGAAACAATTAACAGAATGGCAGGGTATCAAATAACTTATATTGACTCTAATTCTTATTCAATACAATCGCCCGATGCAGCAACAAGTGGTGCCACAGGCGGCGGTACAACAATAGACATAAAATATCTTATTGGTTCTGCCGAAGGATTAGGCACACAAAGTGCTGCTCCCGCGCTTGGTTGGGGTGTTGGTGGATGGAATGAATCAACTTGGAACACACCAAGGTCTTTGTCTTTGTCTCAAGTAAATCTTGAAAACTCTTCATGGAGTTTAAATATTTGGGGCGAAGATTTAATTGCCAATGTCAGAGGCAGACAGATATATTACTGGGATACATCTGGATCAACAACAGCAAGGGCCGTTCTTGTGTCCAGTCTGGCAGGAGCAGCGTCTGTGCCTGCGGAAGTTCGGGCAACTGTTGTCAGCTTTCCCGACAGACATTTTATTGCCGCTGGAGCCAGTGTATATGTTGCCGCCGATGGAAGCTCTGGAACACTAGACCCAATGTTAGTGCGTTGGTCTACGCAAGAAGATTTTACAAAATTTGCTCCAACAGCACTCAATACTGCTGGCGATCAAAGGCTTGAAGTTGGAACCAAAATTGTTGCCTTGGTTAACACGCGAGAAGAAACAATTATATCCACCGACGAGGCTGTGTATGGCATGACATTCGTTGGTGAGCCATTTATATTTTCGTTCAGATTACTTGGTACTGGCACTAGCGCAATTGGCTTAAACTCTATGATTGCAATTGACGGCAATACATACTGGATGGGCAATAGATCGTTCTATATATACGATGGTGTAATTAACGAAATACCATGTCCATTAAAACATTTTGTCTTTGATAGATTGCAAACGCAATTTTTTGATAAAACTGTGGCTGGTCATAATGTCGAATTTAACGAAGTAACGTGGTTCTATGTCTCTGACCAAAATACAGCAGGGACAACTAATCCAGAGCCAGACAGTTATGTGACCTATAATTACAACGAAAAAGTATGGTCGATTGGATCAATGGACAGAACGGCTTGGAACGATGCATTCGGCTCACGCGAAAAACCATTTGCATTTAGCCCTCAAGGCTTTTTGTACAACCATGAGACAGGAACAAGTAACGATGGTGCAGCGATGACTGCATTTATTGAGGCAGCGCCCCGTGAAATCACAGCAGAGGGCGAAAACCTTTACATGGTGGATCGGATTATTCCTGACGCAACGATGGGGGCCAATAGCACCGTCTCGCTATACATGAATACGCGCAAGTATCCCAACGCCATCGAGACCATAAAGGGGCCGTTTAATATTACGTCTACAACAGAGAAAATCAGCACTCGCGTCAAGGGTCGGCAAATTGCTTTGAAGTTTGAAAGCACAGGTACGCAAGACGAATGGCGGCTTGGTGACCTTCGGATCGACACAAAGATGGATGGATTACGATGACCCGCGCAGCACCCCTTGCAATCTTGCGACTGCCGTCACCTCCCCAGCAATATCAGCAGGGTTATATGGGGCGATTGGTAAACACTCTGGAGCTTGAAAAGCAGGCGACATATTTTGCAGCATCGCAGGGGTTGCAGACAGCCGTTGATCAGGCCGAAGCTACAGCGTGGTTCATGGGCTAATGGCTAATAATTACAAAAATGCCAAGGTCGATTTAACAACGACAAATGTCACAACGCTGTATACTGCACCCAGCGCAACCACTACTTTGATCAAGTCGATCCTAGTGTCCGAAGACAGTGGGAATGCGGATACAATTACGGTCACAATTACAGACGCATCAGCCGCTGTATTTTCTTTGTTTAAAGTTAAGGCAATCGGTGCTAATACAACGGCAGAGCTTTTGACCCAGCCTCTTACTGTTCAAGAGGACGAAATCATTAAGGTCACGGCAGCAACGGCCAACAGGCTGCACGTTGTGGCTTCACTATTGGAGATAACCTGATGGCAGTTCAGTATGACGCAAATGGCATTGCTCTCACAGATGAGCGCGGGATTGCTCTCCCAGACCCATATGGCAATCTAGGTGTTTTGCCACCAGCAGAGGACGGCATGGAGACAGTAGATGTCTATCAAATGCAGTCTCAAGTCGCACCAGAACTTGCTGAAGGCTTGCGCCTGCAAGACGTTTACGGCACTGCCGCCATGCCAATGTATGAATTTGTAAAGCCCGTCAAGACAGGCACACGCACGTTCTCCACTGTGCCAGACTTTGGTGGCGTGACATTTGAAGGTGAAGAGGCTCCCTTTGGAACCGCAGGAAACACTGATTTTAATACGTCAAGCCAGAAAGAAGCTGCCAGACGAATGCAACAAGCAGCGGCTGGCGAATTGGGCAGTATGGTTGGCGGTAATATTGGTCGGCAGTTTTTGTTTGGTGGTACTGGCGGTGGTCAAATGTCCAGCATAACTGATGCTATTGTACCGGGCGTTAAATCATCTTTCGCTTTCGGAAAAGATGCAAGAGCGCCTATGGGAACAGGATTTCAACCGAATGTTGGCTATGGTTACGGCATAGGTCGCACGGTTGGCGGTTTGCTGGCAGGAGAAGATTTTAAAGATGCAGCAAAGTCTGGCGTTAAATCAGGCGTTGGCGCGGCAGTCGGAAGTTTTTTTGGCCCTGTCGGCAGCTTTATCGGCGCGTCCATTGGTGGACGTGTGATCTGCAACGAACTACAGCGGCAGGGCGTTATGAGCAGACAGAACGTATTGCTGGACTATCGCTTCACCAGAGATTACCTGACGCCACAACACGTCAATGGATATCATATATGGGCCGTACACGTTGTGAAGCAAATGCGTAAAGGTAGAGGCGTCAAGCTCTGGCGTCACCTAGCCCAACACAGAGCCAACGAAATCGCCTATATCTACGGTAAGCGCGACAAGCCCGACTATCTGGGCAAGATTTATCGAAAAATTCTGGAACCAATCTGCTGGTCGGTTGGCTTCTTCTGCGAAAAAACTGACTGGTCTGTTCTATATAAAGCGAAGGAAGCGTAATGCCTAATAAAGATATGATGAAAGCAGAAATGCCAGATATGCCAGATATGCGTGGCGCAAATATGCGAGAAGAAAGACGCCCACAAAGAGACATGGGCCAAGCATCGCCAGAAATCGCGGCTGCTCTCGTATCGCGTCTGGGTGGCATGTCTGAGCAAGAACTTGCAATGCTCGACAGTGTTATCACACCAGAAATAGCCTCAGTGCTTATGAAGCTGCTGCCAGAGCTTGCAGAGCTTATTGCGGCCATAGAGGGTGGCGCAGGCGGTGGACAAGCCCCTATGCCTCGTCAGATGGCGTCTGAGGGTCAAATGGGCGCATTGGGCGGCATGGGCTAATGATGATCAGAGTGGCGACACCTCTGGATATATCTGCATTGTACGGAATGCTGCACGTCATGCATTCCGAAACGGTTCACGATGTGTCGCCAATCAGGTCTGATAAATTGGTCGCTGCCATTAGCAAGTGCATCCACGATGGCGTTGTTCTGGTCGCTGAAATAGACGGCAGAATTATTGGATCAATTGGTGGTGCGGAAATGACCGACTGGTGGAGCGACAAAAAGTATCTGGCTGATAAGTGGTTTTTCGTCTATCGACAGCACAGAAAGTCTACCATCGCCACTCGACTGATTAAAAAGTTTATGAAAATCGGTCAGGAGGCTGGCGTCCCAGTTAAGTTGGGCCACGTCTATTCTGGCGATATAGATCGCAAAGATAATTTTTACGAGCGGCTTGGCTTATGCAAAGTCGGTTCGTTATTTACGGAGGCTTAAATGGGCAGTTTCTGCACACCATCATATTCGGAGCTACCAAGCTCATCTGATACATATAGCGCAGATGAAGTTCCATCTTGGGTCTCCTCCGCTGGCCGATCATTATTTGAAAAAGCTGCCGAAATAGCAGCGTCTGACTATCCAACATATTCGGGTGATCGAATTGCGACATATGGCGATGATAACAGCAAACTGACAGATCAAGAGCGCGAGGGCATGGAAATGCTTGGCACTCTTGATGATACTTTCCAGCCGTATTTGGATAAATACGAGGGCGTTGCTGACACGCTGGGCCAAGGCTATGACGCAGCAACACGCGAAGAGCTTATGGGTGATCCATTTAGCATGGACACAGCGCAGCCGTTTATGGATATTTACCAAGACGCCATGAACCCTGCCGTGCGTGAAATCGAAGAGCAAACTATTCGCGCTCAAAACGAGGCCAGAAGCCGCGCTGCAAGAGGCGGTGGTGCTTTTGGCGCACGTCTGGGCATTATGGAAGGCACAGCGGCAGGAGAGGGCGCACAGGCCGCTGGAGACCTCAGAGCAAGGGCAGGGCGCGAAGGATTGGACTTTGCTGCTGGTCGCTTCGACACAGAACGTGCCAATCGGTTTAGCGCAGAAAACGCGCTACGAAGTGCATTCGAAACTGAAGAGGCGGCACGGGCTGGGCAAATGGATGCATATGGATCGGCTGGTACACTGGCGGCTGACTTGCAGGCGCAAACGGCGCAGGGTCTCATTACATCTGGCGAGGCTACGCGCCTACTTGATCAACGGGCGCTTGATTTGGCTTACGCTGATTATCTTGATCAGCGGGATTATCCACAGGAGCAGCTTAATTTTGCTCTGGGAGCATTGTCCCAAACGCCGTACAGCAAGGCGTCGAGAGGCTTCCAGACAGGCACACAGATGGCTGCTGATCCTTCGGTATACGGCCAGACACTTAGCGGTTTGGGCAGTCTGTACAGCGCGTATAAACTGATGAACCAAAAATAATAGGGACTAAGGCATGGAAGAAGAAACATATGGTGTAAGCGGAACAAACCCAAATAAAGAATTAATGGGTGCGTTGGCAATGCTTGCAAAAAGTTCTTCGGGTGGTCAGAAAGCCTTTGACGCAGCCAGCGCCATGTACGCCCCCGTTGAAGAGGCCAATCCTTGGGAGGCTTCCCTGCGGTTCTTTCTGGAAATGGGCAAGCAGGCATCACAACCGGGTGCCACAGTCCTTGGCTCTGCCGTAGGCTCTGGCCTTGTGCCGCTTGACTACCTGACTGCCAAAAAGAAAGAGAAGCGCGACAGAGACCAGAAGGTGGCCTCTACGGCGATGTCCCTTGCGCCAAGTCTTGCGCCGAAGGCGGCGACATACCGCGATCCGAAAGAATACATGATTGAAATTCCAGTCTTGGATGACAAAGGCAAACCAACTGGAGCTTTTCAACCAGCATACCGTGACTTCTTAACAGCCAAAGGCTTTGCCGATCTGCAAAAACAAGGCGCAAGATTTAAAAGTGTTGATAAGACAACTGGGACAGCAGGCAAAGTAAGTCTTAATAAATATTTAGACCCATCACGGATAGATAACCCTGAAACAAAAACTGTTAATGAGCAAATAATACAGTTAACCCCTGCTGAATACCAAGCACGGATGGCCGCAAACAACCCTGTTTACCCACTGGCGGCAACTGATAGTGCGTTGATCGACCCAGTAGATACAAGTCTGGGTAAAGCAAGAAAAACAGTTATTTACGGCAACGGCACAACTTTAACTACATATGATAGTGGCTCTGTTTTAAGAGAGGGCGGCAGTAATGATGCTGTTACTGTAGAAAACTTTAATACTGTGATGGATGAAGCCCGTCTATCTGGCGTCACTGACACTATAAGAGGAGCCGCAGCCGCAGAATCTGGCAGGAGTGCTGTTGAAATTGGTGTTGCCGCTCAGAAAAGTATTGGGCAACTAACAAACTCAATTGAGCTTTTGAAAGAAGCTAGGGTGCTTGTGGATTTGCCAGAAGGTGGAGCCAATACTGGTTGGCTTGAAAGTAAGTTTCCAAGCGTTTTTGCGTCATCTATTGCTTTAGACACTATCCGAAACGAACTTGGTTTGGCTGTCGTTGGCATGAATACATTTGGAGCATTAAGTGAGGGCGAATTAAAAATGGCGCTGGCAACTTCTCTTCCAAATACAATGCAAGAGGCAGAGCTTTCACAATGGATTTCTGATAAAATTGCCGCGCAAGAAAAGTTAAGAATACACTATGCAAAAGCTGCCGAATACTTAACTGATCCACTGGGTGGTGGGATTTCTAAATGGGTGGAAATCCAAAGAAATAGATTTGAAATTGAGCAGGGTGAAGAAGCACGAAGAGCGGCTGATGTTATAACAAATATGTCAGATGCAGATTTTAACGCAATTACTGCTCAAGATAAAATGGCAATGACAACAGCGGAATTGCAAGCATATTTAGCAAGATTGCAGGGGCAATAAAATGGCTGGAAAAGACATAAAAGGCATGAGCAAAGATGAATTGCACAGGCAGATATTGCTTTTAGAGGCATTAAAGGTAGCAGAAAAAGATCAGGCCGAAACCGCCACCGCACCCGTCACTGCTGACCCAATGGTTCCACGCGCTGATGATGGCACGGTCACAGTGCAACCTAAAAAAGCCTCTGTTCCACTGCGTCAGCAAATGTCCCAAGAAGGGCGTGAACTGGCTGAACAGGCAGCAACAGGTTTTAACATGTCTGGTGAGGGTGGCATTGTTGATGTACCTGATGAAGTCTTGCTGTACGGCTACAGCGATGCTCAGAAGGCCAAAGACCCGTCATTAAAAGACGGCCCCATGATTTCCATCCCCCAAGCCGTTCAATTGGCTTTGGAGCTTATTGGTGATTCAGCGTTAACCGTGGCAGGCACCGCTTCAGAAGGTGCTGGATACGTTATTGGTGGCATTGCAGACCTGTTTATGAAGGCAGGCATGAGCGAGGGAAACGCAACAAGATTTGCGCGTGACATGATGGCAATGCCAGACGCCTTTATGGGTTCTCCAAGCTCTCTAATGCGTGGCCGTAAAATGGTTAATCCAAGCGTGGGCGGCATAACAGAGGCACAGGTGGCTAGACAGTTTACGCCTGATGAGATCACCGCAATGCGTACTGTTCAAGCCCCTGCCCCCGTTGCAGCGGCTCCCACGGCACGGGCGGCAACACAGACCACAGCACGGGCGGCACCTACCCTAACTCCAGATGCGTTGGGCGAGTTAATTCGTGTGGCTTCCACTGGTGGCAGAGGCTCACAGAAGGCAGCGGAAGCTCTAGCGGCAGCGGCTAAAGTAAATCCAGACGCAGCGGCAGCGGCAGAGCGCCTTGGCATTGACGTGCCAGCAGATATTTTAAGCAATGACACGCAGCTAAAAAGTGCGGCTGGTCTAAGCCGATCAATTGCAGGGTCGGAAGCCGAAGCAGATTTTAGAAATGTTGTTGTTGCTGCATCTAGACGCGCCAATGAAGTAATGGCAGAAATGGATGCCACGCCTGATATTTCGACAGTGGCTGCAAGAATTAAAACAACTGTTTTGCAAACAAGAGCAGAGTTAGAAAGAGCCGCAAAAAGGTTGTACAAAGAAGTTGACGCAGCAGTCCCAGCAAGCTCATTGGTAGAGCCACAAAATAGTGTGATGCTTTTGAATAAAATGCTTGAAGACCTTGGCGGCGTAGGTGGCTTGACAGGAAAAGAAAAAATTCTTTTCGATAAATTAACAGACCCAAACACGCCTTTGACTTACGCCGCACTGAAAAAATTCAGAACCAGCATTGGAAGAGCCGTAAATCAAGGTGAAGGCGAATATGCTGATATGGATATAGGAACCGCAAAACGTATATATGGAGCATTAACCGAAGATTATCTTGCAACGGCGCAGAAGGTTGGTGGAGATGAAGCTAGAGCCACACTGCGTTTGGCAAATCAAACAACGGCGAAACAAAAAGCTCTAGAAAAACGTATGATTAATTTCTTTGCTAAAGATGGCGAAAAAAGTATAGCCAGCGTTTTAACAGCAGCAATGTCACAGGGATCAAAAAAGGGAGATATTACAAATCTAAACAGGATTTTAAAATTAGTTCCCCAAGAAATGCAAAGAGAGGCATTGGCAACTGCACTTGGCGCAATATCTAGGTCTGATAATCAGGCATTTGATGGGCCGTTTGATTTTGCCAAATTTTCGTCAACTTTTAATGCGCTTAAAATAAACGATGACGTTTATAAACGGGTGATTAAAATTCTTGGCCCCGAAACGGAAAAGGTCTTCAACGATCTCAATGACATCTCCAAGCTCATCACGCAGGGCCGTGCGGCGGTTATTCCGACAGGTAAGGCCAATCAAGCTGTGGTGCAGGCGATTACTGCCGAAGGAGCCGTAAAAACTGTTTTCCAAAGAATTATGAGGAATAGAATTGTTCGTGCTGGCGTTGGTTATGCGGGTGGAGGCCAAGCTGGGGCTATGGCTATGGACACTCTGGGTGATATTTTGTTGTCAAAAAAAGACAAAATTAAAATTGCTGCGGCGGGTGATTTCTTTAATAGCTCTACGTTCAAAAAACTTGCAGTCTCAGCGTCTGAACCAGAAATTGCTGCTGCGATTAAAACGCCTGCGTTTAAACGACTGGCAAATGCTCTCAATATTAGTGATGGCCGTGGGTTCTTGGAAGCTGCACTGTTGGCGTCTTCAACAAATGAAAGTAGCGTAGGGCCAGCAGAAGCGGCCACACCAGAGGCACAGGCTATGTATGACAGCGTGAAAGTACCGACAATTCAATTTGATGCAGACGGGGCTACAGCGGCCCTCATAAGGTCTCTCAAAGGCACTGACGCAGCGGCACAGCTACAAGAGGCCGCTCAGTAGCTCAGAAGCCGTCCCTTAACCCATCCAATATCTCACTTAGCGTTGGGCGCTTGTCTTTCTTCTCATAGACGCACTGAAAAACACGGGGGCATTCGGAAAACGACAGCGTTGGATAGTGATATCCAAGCCCCCCAAATCCCGCTGAGAAGCGATAGACGCAAATTTTCTGACCAGTATTTTTGTCAATAATCCGCTTCCACAAACTGCACGGTACGTGGGTGGGATTTGCAACACCAGCCAGCGTTACGGACATCAATAAAACTTTAAGCATTCTGCCCTGCCCTCTGACATGAAAAACTGCCCCTCACAGGGACGCCAAAAATATGTGAAGTTTTCTCTAAAAGATGCGGCCCTTTTATCATGCCTGCGGCCCAGCAATGATCTTCTGTTTTAAATCTTTCATCATTTTCCAACACAATCGTCTCACCATTTACAAAGAATATAATAATGTACAGCACCCAAGCGCCTGTCATAGCGCAAGCGCAATCAGATAAAGGCCACCGCCCAGCACGGCCACAATGCCCAAAGCCAATCCCGTGATTGCAAGATTGTTTGCCATTTGGCGCTTGCTCTCCATTGCGGCATATACCGTGCGCTCTCGTTCTGCCCTGATTTTACGTCTCATGCCAAGCATCTCGTCATAGGTTCCCAAACCGAAACGATAGTCCAACATAAATTTAATTTCAGATTCAAATTCTTTTAATTTTTTGGCGCGGATCGTGATGTCCATCGCCTGCTGTTCAATTGATGCTTCGCCGTGCTGTTTTTTTTCCAGCCACGTTGTGTTCTTGCGTTGCGATTCGGCGCGAGTAATGTCAGCAACAGCGCCATACCAAGACCCAAGATGTTTTGAAACGTCTTCAATATCCTTGCCAGCCTGTATCAACATTTTAACGCCCTTATAGGCGGCTGTGGCGGCGGCGTAGGCGCTTACAGGATCGATCATGGGTCATCACCCCCTAAATGGAATTGGGGGCATTATAGCGGCTATTTGGGCTTGTGAACAGAAGCAAGCTGTCGCGCCTGCTCCCTGATCAATTCACGCTGCTTTTCAAGCTCAAGAAACTGCCGATCAATGTCAGAAAGAGGTTTGGGGAATTTTACTACTTTCTCATCGCTCATCTTCATCCTCCTCAACTTCGCCACTGCCATCACAGTAATCGCAATCGACCCATTCTCCAACAGGCTCCAGCGTTCCACCGAAACGCTGGTACAATGTTTTTTCTACTCGGCCTTTGTGGCCTGTGTAATCACATTCTGGGCAGGGGATCATCATGCTGTCTTCCTCCCTGTTTTTAAATTGTACTCAAACCGCAAGCCGCCCAAGCAATCGCGGCAACGGATGTAATCGTAATGCCCTTCTGTCTTCATTGCCTCATGTGCGGCTTTTCCCGCTTTGGGGCTGCTGACAGTATCGACCCATTCTTCCGATCCACCGTCTTTAATTCCAAAAATTTTAAAACTTCTACGTGCCATTTTTTTCTCCTTGATTGGTGGGGGCGCGATGGCCCCCTATTAAATTACAGACCCCAGTTTTCAGCACAGATCGGGCCGATGCCACGCTCAATGCTTTCTTTGTTGGTCAGTTCGCGGCCACAGCAAGCACAGGTGCCTGTTGTGCGGCCATAAGCTACGGCTGATGACAGTGGGTCAGCGGCCAGAGCTTGAAGGGCTGTGGTGATGCTCTCAGGCGCTGTACGCACCTTATGAAATTCACCACCAATTACTTTACCAAAGTAATCATCTTCAAACGCTGGGCCAGCCTTGACGTAAATCGCGCCAGCGTTTCTGCTGTTTGCGCCAGCCAAGCTCAGTACCATTCCATCAAGGCGCAGCTTTGGGAATTTTTTGCCTGCGTTTTTGGCAGTGGCAAAGATTTCTTCGACACGCGCCAGATCAACTTTGGCCTTTGGGGCAGCGTCTGCGGCAGCGCGTTTTGCGTCACGCTCTGCTTGGCCTGCAAGGATTGAACGAGCGAACCGCACCTGACCCTCAGTCAGTGATCCCCACTTTTCAAATCCAGCCAGCAAAGACGATGCCTTGCTGTGCCACTGCATGGCCTGCAAGCCTTCGATCAGACCCTCGTTTGCGGCAATGAAATCGGCTTTTTTGTTGGCTTCATTTTTGGCCTTACGAGCCACGCGCTGGGCCTTGAGCTTGCTGCGATCTTCGCGGCTATTCAAGAAGTGGCCGTTGCCTTTGCAGGCCAAGCACTTGTTGTTGCCGTGGCGATTAGTGCCACCTGACCAGAGGCCAGTACCAGCGCACTGGCCGCAAGGAAATGTCTTGCGCGGTGCTTCAGTTTCGGCTGGCAGTGTTTCATTCGCCAGTTCTGCGGCCCATGTGTCAAAATCGTTCATTGTGGTCTCCTTGGATTTTTGAATTTTTGATCTTACACAATACATATAATGATACCCCAAGATATATCAAGGGGTATCTTTAAATAATTTATTAGCGGGGTGCTTTTATTTCCCACGCATAGCCCACGCGCTTGCGGCGGTGCTTGGATTTGCGAACGCTGTGCCATTCGCCAGACTGGTTGTCGATGGTTTTGTCGCCCGACACCACAATGTAGTGGCCCGTGATATTGACCAGATAGGTCTTCTTGCGATCACGGGTCTTGAGCCAAGCCGCCAGCGTAGGATTGTGTCTGGCATACGATCCAACATCACGGCAGTAGTGTAACGTCATCTGAATGCCATTGGCCCCCATGACCGTCTTCATGAGCTTGTTGCTCATACCCGTGATCTTGCCGCGAAACGTGTGACACAGGCACACTTCATATGCGGCGTCATAGTGCTGACGCATGAACACAGCAGCGGCGTATGGGCCACACCATGTGTGGCGGCTCTTGCTGGTGCGAAGGGGGGTGTGGGCTTGGGCAGTTCTTGGAAGCATTGGATGGTCTCCTGATTGGATAGTGGGTGGGTGGGGCGGTGGTTAATATTCCGACAATTCTTGTTCGGTCAGGCTGGCGTAAAACTCAGCAAATTCGTTTTTCAAGTTCCTATCGCCAATATACTCTTCAAAGCTCTCGACCTCATAACCACAAGCGCGACTTTCGCTCTTGTAATTATAATAAGCCTCCCGCTCCTGCTCCAGAAAACGCTGGCGCACATGATATTTGATGTGCTTTGCGATGGCTTTGGCTTCGGCGATTGTTGTCATAGTCTGTCTCCTGATTTTTGATTTTTTCTCTTAAAGCCCCGTTTTTAATCGTCCAGCAATTCATCGACACGGTTCATGTAGATCGCCAGAGCGTGGCTCAAATCTTTGAGCGATGCTTTCTCAGCGCACTCGCGGATGGTCACCCAAGGGTGTGGTCGGCCCTGTGGGTGGCTTGTCACCCTCTCAGTGACCACTGGGGCTGGCATTGGCTCCGCTGGCAGGCCAAGGGCATTTGCAGCCTCTGTCCTGTTATTGAGCCACGCCAGCAAGCTGGGCTTGTCAGTGGGAACATCAGTCTGCTCCGCGCCAATTGTCTTGGCTTCGGCTTGCGTTCCGACCCACTGGCCTTTTGAGTTGGTATAAAGTCTCATTTTTTGATCCTTTCTAGATCGTTGGATGAGGGGCCGAAGCCCCCCGTTGGATTAGAAGTTGTAGTCGTAGTGCTTGATAGCCGCAGTATGAAGGCTGTGACGCCCGTGGCTGCTTTTCCACGAACCGTCCTTCTGGAGACGAGCGCGAACTGTGTAGCCTTCTGGGTCTGACTTAATGATCCAAGCGTTGCGCTGATCGCCATTGTTGGTGCAATGACCAGCGAAGCCACCTGAGACAAACTCAGGCTTCCAGTCGGGGTGCCGCTCTGCGCTCATGGAGCGCAATTCGATTGTTTTGTTGGAGACAACACGCACGATCTCAAATGGTGTTGTATCGCTATAGCCGTTCTGATTGGCGTGAGTGTAATTGATCTCTTCGATCTCGTAAGAATGTTTTTGTGGGAAAGCACCAGCACGGCGTACTGGAAGCTCTTCGATTACCGCTTCAGCTTCAGCAGCGGTACTCCAAGTGGCCCGTGGGCTGTTTGAACGGCGAAGAAAGTCACGCTTTGCCTTATACTCAATAACATATTCTTCTTGTGTATTGGCTTCTGGCGCGGCGATAAATCTGCTAGTAACTTTGATTGCGAATTTCTTGAACATTGGGTCTCTCCATTTTTTGAGTTTTTGATCTTACACAATACATATAGGCATTCTGATCGGAGATACAATAGCAGAATACAAATTAAATATATTTAATTAATATATGGGGGGAATATATGGGGGGAAAATGGGGGGAAGCCAAAATGGGTGACTTTCCCCCGATGCAACTTATGCTGCGATTTGATATAGCCAGCAATTCATGTGGCCTTTGCCCCCGTTTCTTGATCGGACGTGAGCTTTTTTAACAACCAAGCCAGCATCAACAGCGTGGCGAATCGTTCCACACACATTGTGAGAGTTTTTCTTCAGCAGCCGTGCAATGTCTTGGCTCGTCATTGGCCCATGCTTTTCCAACACTCTCAAGATCGGCGTAAACGCGCCAGTATCTGTCCGACTGCGCTTTTCCCCTCTATCGCACGGCAGCGGTGGTCGCAGAGGCTTGCCGCTTGGGCCTTTCGTTCTCGCTTGTAGTCTTTCAAATTCCAGCCATTTATTCATCTGTTCTCTCCCTCAGATTTGGTAATCGTTTTGTCTCAGTCCACTCACAAAGTTTTTAAGCTCCTGTCGCGCCAACCAAAGATCGTTCTGTGCATCTGGCACTGGGCTTGTGCGATAAGCCTCCCCCTCTAAACGATCAACTTGGCCTCTCAAATGGCGCAGTTCAGCCTCATGGGCTGGCGTTAGTTTTTTCATTTTTCTACAGCCTCCTCAATAAATTTACGATAATCCACCGTTGATTTTCCACGGCGAAAACTGTTTTGTGAAAAGCCTTTTTTCCTGCCTTTCGCCCAAACGGAAGCACTCTTTTTTTTATTCGATGGCTCAGTGGTCATCATTGGGAATAGTGTAGGTTGCAATTGCAGGAACCAGTGATTTATATCTCGTCTGCGCCGTATCCCACCTTGCGTGATGCGCTCACACTCAAACCCCATTGATCTCCAAAAACCATTCGCTTCTATGTCCGATCCGCAGCGCAATGAAATTGCATTGCTTGCCATGCCACTTGCCATCTTTATTAAAAAACGAACAAGCTCTGCACCATAAAGTTTTCCGCGCAAATCGTATTGAATACATGCTTGGTGTATTTTCAAAGTTTCTCCAAACGAGCCATGATAAATATATCCAGCAGGATCATTATTCACCCGTGCCAATAATATTCTGTGGTTATCGACTTCACGCTCAAAAACTTGCTTTGGATAAAATGCTAACTGTTCAGCGTTCTTTCTTTGGAGGCTGTCGATATACGTCAAATCAGACGCAATGGCAGGAGCAACTTCAATGGTCATTTTTTCAAAAACTCCAGCACTTGCTTCGACGCATCGCCTGCGCCTTTCCCAACAATCACAGTGTGGCCCACTGATCTCAGATATTCGATAACTTTTTTCTGATCGGGAGACAGCCTGCCGCCCGTGGCCCTCTTCATTTCCACCCAAAGATTGCAGGAGGGGATATAAAGATCAGGGTATCCCCCGTGTAACCCCCTCTGCCTTCAGCCGTGTCGCCACGCTGATCGATGCGCTTCTCACCGTTGGGGATTGCAAAGATCAAAGTGTGTGGATATTTGGCCCGAAACCAGTTCACAAAACCCACCTGTTCAGCTGTGCTCAGAGTGCTTAAAACGGTATGTCTTCGACACCCCAGTCAGCGATTGGGCCTTCTTGCGTCTCATATTTTCTCTCCACTTTCGTGTAATCAAACTGCACAACTCAAAATATTTCGGATTGTATGTGCTTGGTTTTATTTTGATGCGGCTGGGCCAGTTCCAAAAGTGGCACTCGTCCATCGCCTCGTCTGTCGTGTCAGCGCCAGAGGCCAGCAGTGACCGCCGCGCCTGATATCTGCTGGCCGCATAGCCACCGTGATTTGGACAAAGCCATTCGTTTACGCTTCTCATCCCGCAGTAGTACGTGACCTTGACTGAATCAGGTTTGCCCTCCTTGCGGTGGCGGTGATAAAGGACGCTGTCCACGTCCACCCATTCGGGTTTTGCTTGGCCCGACAGCATGGCACCATCATAACTGCTGGAGTTGTGGTTTAGCGTTGGTGGTGGAAACTCATGGCCGCAGACGTGGCATTGCAGTGCCGCCGCAAAGCACATCGTCTGGCAAGACTTACATTGCTTCACGGGTGCCGTACCCTCGCCTGCCCCCGCAGATTTATCTTTGGGTTTCACCCTATCTATGAAACCCAAACGCTGTACATTTGAGCCGAAGTCCAGAATGAGGGCATCAGTCTTTCCTTCGGCAATCCTAGTGCCACGCCCAACCATTTGGACATACAAACCAGCAGATGCTGTGGCCCTGACCAACGCAACAACATCGACGGCAGGGTGATCAAATCCAGTCGTTAAGACGTTTACATTAATTAGGCAGCGGATTTTGCCGCTCTTAAAATCGGCAATGGTTTTCTGGCGTACTTTGTTGCTGTTGCCGCCAGTGATCACAGCGACCTCAATGTCGTGGTAATCAAACTCATTTGCCAACATATGCGCGTGATCGACGCCGCTGCTAAACACCAACCAACTTTTGCGATCTTCGCTCAGTTCTACAATTTCTTCGACAGTTTTTCTCACCAATTCGGGATCGGACGCAGCAGTGGCAAGGTCGCTTTCAATAAACTCACCGCCCCGTTTTTTTACGTTGGTCAGATCAATCTGGTTCAGACCGCCCTTCGATATGACAGGCGACAGGTAGCCCTGCTCCATCAACATATCTATTGGAATGTCATGGGCAATGCCGTCAAAGATAGCGCCCTCGCCTTTGTGGAGATAGCCACTGTCCAATCGATAGGGTGTCGCTGTCAGGCCCACCACTTTTATCGCGGGGTTGCAAACTTTCAGATCGGCAATAAAGCGATTGTATCTGGTCTCAGTATTCTTGGGCAACATATGCGCCTCATCGATTAAGATCAGGTCTGGTGCAGGAATGATGTCATAGCGCCCTCTCCCAGACCGACTGGATGCCTGCGAAGGTAATGGGGCGGTCTAAGACCTTCTGTTTCAGCCCCGCACTGTAAACCCCGTAATCAGCCTCTGGATACATTTTCAGCAGGCCATTGGCCCCCTGCTCCAGCAAGCTCTTTTACATGCGTCACAATCATTACCCGTGTGCCAGCAAATGACATAGCGTCCTTTACGATCTGCGCTATGATAGGCCGTCTTGCCCGATCCAGTGGGTGCCACGATCAATGGATTATCGCCAGCCTTGCTTGCCCAATAATTGTACAAGCCATCGACGGCTTCTCTTTGATAATCGCGTAATTCAAAGGTCATGGGACAGAACTCTTTTTTCCGCTTGTAGCCTTGCAGCCACTGCCTCGTTCATTGTTAAAAACGTACCAAGATTGGTTTTCTTTCCATCAATATTCATCGATGCCCTCCACTTGCCCTTGTCTTTTAAAAAGCTAACGCCTTTGACGCCTGATGTGTTGGACTTACTCAATCCAGTATTAGCTGACTGCTCTCTCGCCGTGACCTCACGCAAATTTACGATCCTGTTATCGCAGCCATCTCTGTTGATATGATCCACAGAGTTAGGCCATTGGGGATAATGACCGTGATGCAAAAAGAAAGCCACGCGATGCGCCTGCATTTTTTTGTCATGGCCGCGATAAGAAATGCCACCGCATAAATAGTAGCACGTCGATCTCTCAGTCTTTACCCTGCGGTTCATAGCCAGCTTGCCACTGCGTTCTTTGTTATATTTAGCGGCAGCACCCGCAGCACTAACAAATGAACTGCCCTCGCCAGTGTCGTAAAAATCTTCCTCTGATCGATCCTTTGCGTAAATCAATCCAGTCTTTGCATCATAGCGAAACAAACGCCGCATCAATTCCAAATCTTCCCACCAGTTTTCCAATGTCATTTTACAATTTTCCCCAGAAAGTCATCAGCATCTTTTTGCGCTTTCAAGATTGTCTCTTGGCTCATAATTGGCACACCTATTTCGTCAGCGTCCAAATCGGCTGAGATGTTGTCTGCGACATTGTTTGACACACGATCTTTTATTTTATGCCATTCCAAATTTAACCCAAACATTCCAAGCAGCACCGTAAAAATGCAGGCCATTTCTTCCTGCTCAATTTCGTCAGGCAAGGTTAAGTACAGAGCATTCACGATATCCATCATTTCACTTGGCGTCTTCACTAAACTTCTCCCTCAATTCCTCGCTGTTGTCTTGATTGCGAATGACGCCTTTCGGTGTTTGATACTCCACGAAATCATCTCCAGCGTCTATGATTTCCCAATCGTCAGGAACCATAAACGGATTAAACAGGTGGCCCCCCGCGCCCTCCTTGCGGCTCCAAGTGCCGTCCCTCTCTGGGGTGCTGTGGGCGTCCGTCCGATCATTAACCTCTGGCAATTCACCACCGTGGCAAATCGGAATATAATTGCAAAACCGACAGGCAAACTTTGACGGGTCGTGGCTGATCTTAGACGGTGGCTTTTCATCAAAGATGATATTGCTGGCCTTGCTGATTAGCATCTCACCCTCTGCCCGATCCCGCTTGATCCGCTCTGCGTAAATCTCATCTGTGTTTTTATTCACCGCAAAGAAATAGCAACGATCAATGTCAGCCAAGTGCATTCCAACTTGGCACTGCGCCCAGTAGATCGGCTTGCTGATCCTGACGCCCTTCATCTTGGTCTGAGCAAAGCTCTTGTCGTTCATCGTTTTAAATTCCAGCGTATGTGTCTCTTTGCTTTCTGGGAAGCCAACGCCAATTCCATCTAAGCTAAGTCCAAAATGACCACCACAGGCCGTGTAATTAATCTGTCGGCCCGTTTCTGGATCGACCTCCCACACCTCGACACCAATCGCCCTCAAGTTTGCCACAATCCGCTCTTCCTCGCGGTCACCCGTTTCAAACAGGCGCAGCATACGCCCCTCAAAGCTCTGTGAGCTTGCGTGTCGAAACTGATACCACAATGCCCGACTGCACGGGTTGCCTATCTGGCTCCCCCCCAGATGCGGCCTGTGGCCGTTCTCGCGGCTGGTCTCGTAGTGTTCGTAAATTTTCTGCACTGTGGTGGGCTGCATATATTTTTCAAGGTTCATCTTGGCTCCTCTCTATTTGTAAATGGGGCAGCAAAAGCCACCCCATTGCAAAATAGATTATCTTTTCCAAGGTGGAGCAGCCGCCGCCTGTGGTGCAGCCGCTGGAGCCGCACCAGCACTTGCATACCCCTTAACGTCATTACTGGCTTCATAGCCATTAGACGCTGGCCGTACCGCCAGCTTGACCATCAGTGGCTTGTCCAGCAATTCCTCCGAATTATGCAGAGGAACCTGCAACGCCGCGCCAATAGACTTGAGAGTGCGAGTTGCGATCTCAACGGCGGTGGCGTTAGGGTTCTCAAGGTTCAATCTGTCGAACACCACACGGCCAGTGTAGTGGCCCTCAATCACTTCAATCTTCAACTGAAGATATGATCCAGTCTGCGCCTTCGTAGGCTTCTGTTCGTGATCGGTAATCACGCACTTGTAATTGCCTGCTGGCAGCGGCTCAAACGATGGTGCCACTTCCACTGCGTCGAAGTTAATATTGCTAAAGTCCATTTTAGTTTCTCCTACTCTGTTAAAAAGTCTGCAAAAGGGTTGCGGTCAAAAGTGAACGGCAGCGGCTCACTGATGTTGAAACGATTTTTGGTGATAGATGCCGCCTGCGGATGGCAGATGATTTCGCGCTCACCCGTACTAATTGCACGTTTCTTGTCGCCCTCGCCATTTCTGACGAAAGTCTTTAGCCTGATCATCGCCACAAGATCGACATTGTCTGTATAGTGGGGTAGTGACTTTCTGT